CGAGCGGGGCTATCCGGGACAATATCCTGCCGCTTCCTTATAAGGAGCCTAGCCAGACGCTGGCGGCATTGATGGAGAAGATCGTAGAAGATGGCAAGCAGTTCGCCGCTGCCAGCGATCTAAACGTCTCCGATATGTCTGCTCAGGCCCCGGTGGGCACCACGCTTGCCGTTCTGGAGCGGGCGTTGAAGGTGATGTCGGCTGTACAGGCCCGCATCCACTACGCCATGAAGCAGGAGTTCAAGCTGATCGCAGCTATCATCCGGGACAACACCCCGGAGGAGTATGGCTACGAGCCGAATATCGGGGATGCCGGGGCTAAAAAGTCTGACTACGACATGGTGGACGTACTCCCCGTGTCTGATCCCAACGCCTCCACCCTCGCCCAGCGAGTGGTGCAGTACCAAGCGGTAATGCAGCTAGCCCAAGCTTCACCCGATATCTATGATCTTCCTATGCTACATAGGCAGATGATTGAGACACTGGGTGTCAAGAACGCAGACAAGCTGATCCCGGACGAGGCGGACATGAAACCGCTTGATCCGGTGTCGGAGAACATGGCGATCCTGCGCGGCAAGCCGGTCAAGGCGTTCCTGTACCAAGACCATGAGGCGCACATCTCTGTCCACATGGCGGCTATGCAAGACCCGAAGATTTCGGCCATTGTCGGTCAGAGTCCGCAAGCACAAGCCATCATGGGTGCGGCGAATGAGCATTTGATGGAACACGTAGCCTTCCAGTATCGGAAGGAGATTGAGAAGCAGTTGGGTGCATCCCTCCCGCCGCCTCCTGACTTTGACGGGGACGATGAGGAGCTTGGGCACCTCCCGCCTGAGATTGAAGTTCAACTGTCGCAGCTTGCCGCACAAGCCGCAGCCCGCCTCCTCCAGAAGGATCAGGCTGAAGCCCAGATGCAGCAGGCGCAACAGCAAGCACAAGACCCGCTGGTGCAGATGCAGCAGATGGACTTGCAGATCAAGAAGCAGTTGGCTGACCTGAAAGCCCAAGAGCTTCAGCTTGATGCTCAGATTCAGATGGCTGAGATCGAGCGCAAGAAACTGAAAGACCTCGCAGACGCCGCCGCCCGTGAGGACGAGTTGCGCCTGCGCGAGAAAGAAATCGGGATGCGGAACGAGTTGGATGGCGCTCGCCTTGGCTACGACATGATGCACAAGAAGGAGCAGAACCAGATCAACGCGGCCAATCTCGCAGACCAGACCCGGCTCAAAGAGTCGCAGCAGGAGATGGATGGCTACCGCATGGGTAGCGAGCATAGCCTGCGCCGCCAAGAGATAGAGCATAACCGCGAGCAACGTGCCGCGCAGGCCAAACAGGCCGCCAAACCGCAGCAAAAACCCAAGAAGGAGGGTAAATGAGTCAGCAATCCGCCGTTGCCTACTTGAACCTCAAGTTGGACGAACAGGCGCAAATCGTGTCCGAGCATCTCACCCGTGGTGGGGTGAAGGACTACGCGGAGTATCAAAGGCTTTGTGGGGTGATTCAGGGTCTTAGCCACGCAAAGCAAATTATCGATGACCTTGCAAAACGTCTGGAGGACGCTGATGAGTGATGTAAACGTAGAGAAAACCCAAGCTGAAGCCGAGGAGAAGGCACGACAACTGCCTCAACCCAAAGGCTACCGCCTGCTCTGCATGGTGCCTAAAGTCGAGGAGACGTTCGGAGATTCCGGGCTGATCAAATCGACCGAAACCGTGCGAGTCGAAGAGCAAACCACGCTGGTACTGTTCGTCGCAAAAATGGGCGACATGGCATACAGCGACACTACGCGATTCCCCACGGGGCCGTGGTGCAAAGAAGGTGATTTCGTTCTGGTACGGGCGTATTCCGGTACGCGCATCCGTATTCACGGAACGGAGTGGCGCATCATCAATGACGACACCGTTGAGGCTGTCGTTGAAGACCCACGCGGCCTGTACCGCGCATAAGGAGTGAATGACATGGCTGATGAAGAGTTCAGGTTCCCCGACGAAATCCCGTCTGAAGGTGTCGATGACCTTGAGATTGAGATTGTAGATGATACTCCTCCAGAGGATCGTGGCCGCGCACCGCTGCCCCGAAACGTGGTGGAAGAACTGGAAAACGATGATCTGGAAGAGTATTCCGAGAAGGTAAAGAAGCGTCTCGGCCAGATGAAAAAGGTCTGGCACGATGAGCGCCGCGAGAAGGAGCGGGCACATCGGGAGCGCGAGGAAGCCTTACAATTCGCCCAGCGGGCGTATGAGGAGAATCAGAAACTTCGTCAGACTCTGGGTGCAGGCGAGAAAGCCTACGTCCATGAGATAACCAAGTCGGCTTCTGCGGAAGTCGCGGCGGCAAAAGAGAAGCTCAAGCAGGCATATGAGACGGGTGACTCCGAGCTTATTGCTGATGCTCAGGAAGCACTTACCGACGCAAAACTTAAAATGCGTGAGGTAGAAAGTTTCCGACCCTCTTTACAAGAAGAGGAAAAAGATGTACAAACTGTACAACAGGCTCAGACACCCCGCGTAGCTCCAGTCGATAAGAAAGCTGAAGCATGGCGAGAAAAGAACCAATGGTTCGGTGTAGACGAGGAAATGACCGCCCTCGCACTTGGTCTGCACGAAAAATTGGTCCGGTCGGGTGTCGATCCGCGCAGCGACGATTACTACCGACGAGTTGATGAGACGATGAGAAAGCGATTCTCGGATTATTTCGAGGACGCTGAACCGCAGCAGACTAAGTCTGCTACGCGCAGATCGGCCACTACGGTGGTTGCTCCAGCTACGCGGAGTACCGCGCCGCGTCAGGTCCGCCTGACACCATCGCAAGTTGCGCTCGCCAAGAGGCTTGGCTTGACCAACGAAGCGTATGCAAGAGAAATGATGAAACTGGAGAACCAAAATGGCTGAGAATCGTCTGGCTCGTGAAGTGGAAAATCGGGAATCCGCACAGCGTAAACAGCTCTGGACCCCGCCTGAGACCCTCCCAAACCCGAAAGCACAACCGGGTTGGGTGTTTCGATGGATTCGGACAACCATCATGGGGCAAATGGACCCCACGAATGCGTCCGCAAAGTTCCGTGAAGGTTGGGAGCCTGTGAAGGCTGCTGATGTACCGGAACTGATGATGTTTACTGACCCCAACAACAATAGCCGTTTCAAGGACAACATTGAGATCGGTGGATTGTTGTTGTGTAAGGCCCCCGAAGAGATGGCGAAGCAGCGGGCAGATTATTACTCCCGTCAAGCGCAATCCCAGATGGAGGCTGTTGACAATAGCTTCATGCGGGCGAACGACGAGAGGATGCCGCTCTTTAACGAGAAACGCTCCGCAACGTCCTTCGGACGCGGAACCAAACCTTAATTTAGGAGTCTTCAATGGCTTACCCTACGATTGACAAGCCGTATGGCTACAAGCCGATCAATTTGATCGGTGGACAACCTTTCTCAGGTTCGACCCGAAACTATCCGGTTCCCTACAACAACGCGGCTGCCATTTTCTATGGCGATCCCGTTGTTCTGACGAACGGTTATATCGGCCTCCCGACGCTTCCGGTGAACAGCACCAACGTAATTGTTGGTATCTTCCTCGGTTGCTACTACACCAACCCGGCTACCAAGCAGCGTCTGTTCTCGCAGTATCTGCCCGCTGGTACGCTGGCTGGCGACATCACGGCAATCGTCGCTGACGACCCGGATGTGGTTCTGCGTTGCGCGGTTACGGCATCGGCGGGTTCTACGCTGGTTTCGTCCGCTAACTCCATCAACGTCGGTAACAACATGGTCGGTAACTCGTCCGTGACGGGTTCGACTGCAACGGGTAACTCGGCCAACGGCGTCATCGTTGCTACGGCGGCGGGTGCTACGACGGCAGGCTTCCGCGTTCTGGGTCTGGCAACGGACACGCAGGTCTCGTATGGCGGCACGTATGTGTCGGGTACGGGTACGACCTCGCTGGGCGTTTCCGGTCTGGCGGTGGGCACGGTTCTCCCGGCTGGCGCAGAAGTGTTCAACGTGGTGTTTGGTGGTTTGCAGTACACGGGTTCGTTCCTGACGGCTGCTTCGACTGTTACCACGACCGGCACGACTACTCTGACTGTGACTGCTTCGACCGCTACGGTTGCAGGCACGGTGGCTGTTGTTGTGACGCCTGAAGTTCTCGTCAAGATCAACTTCGGCTGTCACCGATACAACCTTGCTTAATAGGGAGCAATAATCAATGGCTATTTCACGCGCACAACTTCTGAAGGAATTGCTCCCCGGTCTGAACGCTCTGTTCGGCATGGAGTACAGCACCTACGGCGAGGAACACAAGGAAATCTACGAAGTAGAGACCTCTGAGCGTTCCTTTGAAGAGGAGACGAAACTCTCCGGCTTCAGCGCCGCTCCGGTGAAGAACGAAGGCCAAGCTATCCAGTACGACAACGCACAGGAAGCATGGACCGCTCGTTACAACCACGAGACCATCGCGCTTGGTTTCTCCATCACCGAAGAGGCGGTGGAAGACAACCTGTACGACTCGCTCAGTAAGCGTTACACCAAGTCGCTTGCCCGTGCTATGGCGTACACCAAGCAAGTCAAGGCTGCGTCGGTTCTGAACAACGGCTTCTCCGCTGCCTATTCGGGCGGCGACGGTGTCGCTCTGTTCTCGACCGCTCACCCGCTGGTCTCTGGCGGCACCAACAGCAACACCTTCGCGACCCAAGCTGACCTGAACGAAACCTCCCTTGAGGCGGCGGTAATTCAGATCGCAGCATGGACCGACGAGCGTGGCCTGCTGATCGCAGCCAAGCCCCGTAAACTCATCGTGCCCCCGGCACTGATGTTCGTTGCCAAGCGACTGCTGGATACGGAACTCCGTGTCGGCACCACTGACAACGACATCAACGCCCTGAAGGCAATGGGTTCCATCCCGGAAGGCTACAAGGTCAACCACTTCCTCACTGATACCAACGCTTGGTTTATGATGACGGATGTGCCGAATGGCCTGAAGCACTTCGTTCGTACCCCCCTTGCTAATAGCATGGACGGCGACTTCGATACCGGCAACGTCCGGTACAAGAGCCGCGAGCGTTATAGCTTCGGCTGGTCCGATCCGCTGGGTGTCTTCGGTTCGTCTGGTTCGACCTGATCGATCCTGTGGTTGGGCTGAGGCCCAATCTTTTACGCCCCCCTCGTGGGGGCGTTTTTTTTCTTGACGTAGAATCTGTGTAGAGGTATATAGAGAGAAGGTTCTAGGTCTTATCCAGCTACGTCAGCCCTACCTAGAGGGACTCTGCATAGATGACGTAGCTACTTGTGCAGGAGTATTTCTAATGGGATTGGCTACTCATCTTGGTCCGTGGCTTCTGGGCACGGTAAAGAACACCACCGGCACCACTGCTGGCACGATTCGTAATACTGGCGCTACTGCGGCTAGCCAGACCAACACGCTGTCCTACACGGACACGACGGCTAAGACGCTTTTTGTCCTGCCTGCTGGTTCGATGATCTTCAACTTCCTCATCGATACCACGGTTGCGTTTAACGCCGGTACGAACAACGTCATCACCATTCAAACATCTGGTGGTACTTC